TTTGCATCACGCTTTAGTATTTCCGGGCTGCCCCGGGCTTTGATAAGCAGGTACCGAGTGTCGGACAGCGTTTGCTCATGCAGCCCATGCAATGCGGTCATGGCCTCTCCGATTTTTGTCCTTGCAGCCGCATAGCTTTTGTTCCGGACCCGCACCTGCAAGCCGGGATATTCGCCATTCCAATGCAGGTCTGGGGGGCTGCCGGCGTATTCAAATAATGCTATGCAGTTATCCGGCTGGTCCGGCATCAAGCCTAAAAAAATATCGGTCCCAACTGTACCGATACCCTTTGTAGCCAAATATGCGCCTATTTCTCTTAACACACCGGCATCACCTCACTTTGCTTTTTCCAAGGCCTTTTTGACTTGCTTTTCGGCATATTGGAGGACTTTCTTCTTGTTGCGGTTAAACGGATCCTCCAGGTATTTAGCCTTGCCGCCCAGGGGATGGTTATAACCCAATTCTTCATGCTGTCGCCGGGCATAGGGAGTTGAAAAGGAAATATATACGGCCTTCTCCTTGCCCTCCGGACCGGGAAATGCATCCTTCATTTCAGTACCGGATTCAGCAGCTTCATACACCCGCTCCCCGTCCGGCAGCGCCCCGACGGTTACGGTACCGCTGCGACGTAAAGTCCCGGTATCAATCGGCGTTTCATCAATTGCTTCCGTGAGAATTGCCTCCGCTCCGGTTCTCAGCGCCTTCAGTGCCGCATCCTCTGCAATCTTGACGGCCTCTTTAATGCGCCATTTATTATTCGCCATCAGACCGCCACCTCTCTGTGGGCTTCCTTGCCGCCCAGGTCAGGAACAGTTGAAACTGCAATCACCGGCCAACTGCGCCCGTCAAACTCTAGCTCGTCTCCAGGCTTCACAGCTTCGGTGCAAAACACCCGGGCCTCTGACACTACCTCCCGGCCTTCGTTGTCTCGGACAAGGCGACGTTTGCCTTCCCAACGTACTTTGATTGTCTTGCTGCTGGTTGATGGCTCGCCGTATTCATTCTGGCCGGTGACATAGTGCCATATGGCGGTTTGGTTGAGATAGTCTTTTATCATGTGATATTCACCGCCCCAAGTAGCCACGGCTGGAGTAGTTCTTTTGCCTCCTGGCTAATCAGGCCGGCCCCCGGCGCATAGGTCTCGCTCATATTCCCCAGCGTGAACGACTGCACGCCCTCCTGCTGCAATTTCCTCCGCTGGCTGTTGCCACTTTCCAGGAGTGCCAGGGCAATTTCACAGCAGGCTTCTTTCACGGTCTCCGGGACTTCAGTATCCGGGTAGCGGGGGAAGGCCAGCTCCTGGGTATCCGTTGCCTTGCGCCCCTTGAGAAGCTGCCGGTCTATTTCTTTTGTTGCCTGCCGGAGGGCTTTTTCTTTGTCTGCGTCGCTGGTTTCGCCCCATCTTTCGGCGTGGAGGCGTCCTGCGAAGTATTCGTTTGCTTCTTCGATTGTGCAGTAGCTTTCTGACATTGTGCCTCCGCCTCCTTCTTTGCTTTTTCCTCCTGCTCCCTGCGCATGCGCTGGAAGCCGGTTATGTCAACTGCCATAATATCACCTCAAAACATGGGAGAGGGCCGAAGCCCTCTCTTTTTCAATTATCCCCCGAAGCGGGGTCTGCCTTCACCTTGACCAGGAAATGGTTATTCTTCTCGATGCTGTAGCCCATTATCCCTACATCGCCATCGTCAACAGTTACCTTGATGGTTTCATTCTCTGCCCAAGTACCGTCCATTGTGATAGTGAATTTGCACACGCCGTTTTCAAAGGCCATGTCTTTTGCCACGTCCGAACTGCCCTGTTCGCCATCGTCTATAGCAATGGTTCCAGAAGAAGAGGTTATGTCAACATTCACTACCCGGGTGCCGTTGAACCATTCCAGTACCTTTGTTTTGGCCTTGTTCATTATCTGCAAGGTAACATCAAAGGCATAACCATCGCTTTCAGTAACAGTTGGATCAAGTGCCGGCTGGTCACCGCTTTCCCCGGTCATAGCCGGGAAGATGACGAGATCAACGTCACCCCCGGCCGCATCCTCTAACCCCTTCAAGTGGTCGTAAAACTCGTTCGGGGTGTAAGTGAACCTCTTTAAATAATCAAGGTATCTCATCTCATCACCCCTTAACCCGAAGATACTACAGCAGCAAGGCGGTGTTTGAACTGCACTATTCTTACATTCTTCGGCTCATAGACACGCTTCCAGTTCCTGTAGTTGGCCAAATCGTCGTTGCTCGGAGTAGGGCCTACAATGGAAGAATCGTTCTGGAAAGCAACGCCCCTCGGATGTAGGATGAAGTGCCTTCTGTGGATGAGAATATCGTCTCCAGCCAGTGCATCACGTGCGGTTTCTACCGGCACAGGAGCGCCACCTTCGCCCCAACCAAAGGCACCAGCACCAAAGATGTAGGTAGTGTAGACACCATCAGCATTGGGCAGGCTGTCGTCAACCACAACAGGTTTGCCCAAGAAGGTCCTGACTGCAGGCTTGCCCTCAGAAGGAGGAATGGTCTCAATCAGGTCATCTTTCGTAAGCTTTGCCACCGTTGCGCTGTGCATTGCAAAACCGGTCAGCTTGTCGGCATTGTCGCCCAGCTTATAGATTGCATCAACTGCGGTCCTAGCATCAATTACAGCTGCCTCTCCAGCTCCTGCGGAAATATCGTGCTGGTTAGTGTCCATTTC